GCGCATCTTGAAGTGCTGTTAGCTCTGCGCGTAAAAATTCGAGATTATTAGCTGATTCAAAAAGAGCATCGTTTACTGGATTGCCTATTAAGTCTTTACCCAATAGCTCCCTAACAACGTTCAACCCATCAATTAAAACTGAAACACCAGAAACCAAAACATTAGTTACGAATAAACCAGCAAATTTAAACGATTCCCACCCAATTTCTGCCATTTTTAGGCCAATGCGAAACGATTGCATTATGTCAAGCAGTGTAGCAACGCCTTCAACTACTGCTCTCGCAGCTTTCATACCTATGGCACCAAAATCTTCACTATCTAAAGCTGCTTGACGCATCATGTTTGCAACTTCTTCAGCAAACGGGGCTAAACCTATCGTGAATTGATTTATCAAACCTTCGATTACCGCCGATGCGCGAGTGAACGAATCATTAGCAGCCTCTATCTGTGCTACGTCTGCTCTATCTAAAAGAAGGCCAAGTGCACCCGCCTCTTCACTCATTTCCTTCAAGCCAGCACTACCCTCTGCCAGCATTTGAACCATTGCCACACCTTCGCTGTCGAACAGTTTTTGCGCTATACGAACTCTGTCAGTTTGTGATCTGAGAGTTTCCATTTTGTCGGCAATAGTGCCGATTTGCGCTTCAAGTGGTAGTTGATTGAACGACTGAACGTCAATACCTAGTTCGCGGAACGCACCCCTGGCCTCGCCCATGCCAACTGACGCTTCTGATGTTCTGCGAACGAAACGCTGAAGGCTCATGTCTAATGTTGTAGTTGCAACGCCAGTGATTGCGGCTGCGTGACGCATCGCACCTAGAGCCTCAGTAGTCGTTCCGATCTTATCGGCAGTCTTACCAAGTGCGTCTATTGTGTTCATTTGTGATCGGACAATAGCGGCACCAGCGGCTACCCCAAGCGTTGCGAAAGCTGCGCCCAACTTTGCTACGTTTAAACCGACCTTACCTAGACCTTTTGTAACAGAACCAAACGCGCCAGCCGTTCTATCGAACGCTGTAATTGGGATTGAAATTGCACTAGCTACTGCCATTTTTTTGCCTAAAATGCTCTGCCCAGAGCGTGAATTCAAATTCTGACATAGCCATAATTTCGGCTAATGTTTTCCCTAAAACCTCCCCCAACTGCAACGCAAAACGTAGATCAGGATCGGCTATTGCTTTTTTGCAGCATCATCTTCATTTTCGAGAAAAAGGCCCATTCGAGTAAAAATGTCCTCAATAACTTCTGCGCTGACTAATTTCATTAGGTCGAAGCGTTGAGGTTTTTTGAACATCTTGGAGCCGTCTTCGTTCCGCGCAGAGTGAATCAGAGACATAACCATCATCTCGTAATGGCTGTCTTGATTGTACAGCTTGACCAAATCGCCCTTTTCTTCTACGGACATATATTGTCGGTAGTATATGCGCGTAGGTTTGCCGTCAACTTGCCACTCTGGAACGTCTAGAAACTTTAACTCGCCATCAATCAAATCAGAGTAATGACGCTTTGCAGCTTCTAATACGTTAGACATCTATGCTGTGCCTCTGGTCAATGGGCCTGTACCAGTGAAACTAAAGCTGCACTCAACCATCCCATTTGTCGCTGCGCTTACGTCAAAACTTTCAACGTTTGCGGTGCCTGAGTAAATATAATCGCCGCTCGTAGTCCCTTCAAAGGCCCAAACTAAAACAACTTCAACGCCTTCAACCAAGCTTACTTGGACAGCATCAGCTTCGTCCCAGTAACATTCTGCGCTGCCGCTAAAACTTTTTGTGCCTACTTTGTTAATTTTAGATGTAGACGTAATTGTGGTTGCGTCGATCATCTCTGCGCCTGTAGTAAGGCCCAAAGTTCGCAAAGATCCAACGGCTGTACCGCCAACCGTTATTGTTCCTTCTACTGTTGTATGAGTAGCCATTTTCTTCTCCTTTTAAATCGCGGTTTGTGGCGCGACTGTTGTAGTTCTATACGTGCATTCAAAAGTGAGCTTGATGCTGCCCACTGGTTTTTGACCGTCTGGGGTCAAATCGACATCTGTATTGCTTAAAAATATATCTTTGCAAAGTCCGTTACAGGTCGGATCACCCGCAACCGCTGTTTCTATTTCTGCGCTAATCGTGTCTAGAACTGAATCTAGATTTGCAGAAGTCGTTGCGTATCCTTCCACTAAAATATCGACAGATCGTTCTAATCCATTACTGCTCAAAAACGAATCACGCTCTGAACTTTCGCTAATTGCGTACACCAGCAAAGCGGGTAGCTCACTGGTTGAAATGTTATAAACACGGGAAGCAAAAACATTGCTGCCTGTTGTTGTGAGTCCGGTTACGTTTGCCGCAATCCGTTCTCTGATTTGTTGGCGTACATGACTCATCGTCTAAGCTTTAGCGTTGTTACGCCGGTGTTGTCATCTTCTCGACCCACTATGGTAAAAGTGACTGAATTGATAACTATTGTTGCTCCGTTCGCTACACTTGCGACATCACTAGATTTTGCATGAGCGACTGGAATCCCATCGTCGATTTCAAGCGTACCGCCCACTTCCTGACCGAAAAAAGCATTGTCGAAAACTACTTCCACACTGGCAGAGCCAATCGTGGCAACGTCTGCAAAATCGTTGTCATCAAAAAAGTTAGGCAAATCAGTAAGTAGAAACGCGCCAGCCATTTACTTGCTCTTTGCCTTTGGCTTAGGTATTTCAGCGAACCCTCTAGCGATCAACTTTTCGCCAACGATTGCACTCACTTCCAGCTTGTCGCCTGACTTATGATTGCCTTGATCGGTCTTGCAGCTTTTGACTACTTCAACAATCATTTTTTCTTTCTCGTTGTAGTAGTAGAACCAGCCTCGCGGTTTTCTACTTTTTTCGCTTTGCCTTCTACTGGTACTGCCTTGTTTGTAGCAATTAGTAGTCGAGCATCACTTTCGTCTAACTCGTACTCTTTACCTGCCTTTACGTCAAAACCAGACGCAACCGTGTCTCTCAGCATCTTGACCTTTGCCATGCGCTTGTCTCCTTTGAGGTAACTCCCAGCCACGAGGCTGGGAGCATTTTCAGTACCAATCATTACGCGCCTTTGCTGAACGATTCAGCGCGACGAACACCGATGTCGGCTAACAAATGAACGCCAAGGTTCATAATGCCGGTCGTCGCATCGCGATCTGTTATCACTTCAATTGCGCCGAACTGTGCGACTATAAGTTGGCTAAAATCTCCGAGTAGCACTGTGTTAGCAGTCATACTTGAAGTAGCAAGCACTGGGTAGCCATTGGCTAGTCCGTCTTCAGTGATAAACCGACCAGAACCAGACCCGCCTTTAACCGTTGTCTTCAACGCGCCAGCCATCGCAGGAGTCGTGACCATTACCATATTATCTGCCTGAGCATTGTCCTGAACTATGGCTGTTTCTACGGCAACCACCTCGGAAAATGTGGGTGCGCCCGATGAACTAAACGAAACGCTTCCGATTCCAGTAGTTGCCAAAATGCCAGTAGGCTGATTGCTAGAACCACTTCCCGTCAGGGCAGCAGCGTCTATTGCCGTTGCAATACCCTGAGTGATGTCATCTTGAATCATCGCCTCAACACTAGGGTCGGATTGGACTAACAGATTTCTTGTGATCTGAACGTAGCCTGCTATTGCTTTCCCGCTTAATGCTACTTGGGCGAACACTGGCTGACCTTCTGACGGGGCCGCCCCTTCTGCCACAAAAGAAATGTTAGTTGTGCCGGTCGCAAGTTTAGGAATAGCAACGTTACCCTGTAGGTTAGTCATCATTCTTCCGCCAGCTTGCATGGTCACCATGTTTGCTCGAAGTGCGTCAATGAAACTTGCAGCCATGTGATCGGTGCCAACTAAGAAACCGCCTTGGTTGTTAGTGCCAACAGTCAAATCACGCTTTGAACCCCAAGCCATATCGGTTGGAAGGTAAAAGCCGCCGTTGCTGTCACCAACCCGCGCAGCAATCGCGTTTGAAACCTCACGCTCTAAGCCAGCTTTTGACCAGTCGCCAGTAGCAGATGCTTGCACTGCCTTAACGATTGAAAAGCTACGCTGCTCTTTTTCTGTCATATCGACAGTAAGTGGAGAGTTGATTAGGTCATTGCTAGGCTTACGCTTTAGCTCCTGCTTAGTGGCTTCTAACGCGCTGCGCTGGAATACATCTAATGGCTGACCTTCGGTCAACGCCTTGTCAGCAAGTTCTCTTAAGTAAGGCGCATCCTTAGCCATATCGTTGATCGTGGATATTCTGCCGCGCTCTTCAGCTAATGCTTGGTCGCGTGCTTCGTCTTTGACGCTTTGTACGTCGATCTTAGTTTCTTCAGACATTTGAGTTTCCTCTTTGATAATATTTTGGGTTAATACCCGTGTTTGGTGTTCTCCCACGCTGCGACCAATACCAACGCTTGCATCAGCAGGTACGCTTACTAGGGAGATTTCGTGCGGTTGCCAATCGGTTGCCCGATAGACCTCTTTATCGCCTTCCTGCTCCATTTCGTGAATGCGGTATCCCACGCTCACGTTGCTGGTTATGCCATCGACGACATCTTGATAAAGTTCTTCTGCCCTCGCGCTTTTTGAAAATCTGACCACGGCATAACCGCGACCATCTTCAATAGACGCTTGTTCAACCCTACCTATCTGATCGCTGGTGTCATGATTCCAAAGCAGCGGAGCACCACCATTTAAACGATCCATTCGAACAGACTCAGGCGAGTGCGAAAGCACCTCACTCCCGAACCATCTTTCGACAGGTTCTTCGCTTGAAAAGGATAGGCGTACCGTTCTGTTTTCTTGGTCAAGTGCCGCACGATCTAATTGAAAAAATCTTTGTAAATCTCCAGTTTTAATCTGATTCATCTGGGATAACCTCTGTTGTTATTTGGTTGATCTCAACGCCATATAATTCCGCAAGCGCCCTCTCTTTTGCCCGCTGATCGAAAACTTCTTCTAGATCTCTACCGCTGGCACCTGCGATCTCTGACAAACTGGTAACGCCTAGTTGATAAGCTAATTGGTGGCTTTGCAGATCCTTGAGGGGGTCTACCCAAGTCCAGCCTCTTGGTTGCCAAGTGATTTCAATGCGGTCAACGTCAGCTTGAGACAGCCCCAAAGATGCTGCGTTTTGTTGAAG